GGTCAATGTACCGGAGTTGGATGCTTCTATTGAATGCGATTCTTGCTTGCTCTACAACAGTGGAGTATGGTACGAGTCCTTTTCGTAGTTCTTTTGACCCATGATCATGTGCGAGGCCCAGATTCTGGTTGAGCTGGTGTTGCATCGTGCGCACCATCGGTTCCCTGAACTTGGCACTAGGTAGCTCTGGGCACTTCGGATCCAAGTAACCAACGAGAAGAGCCATTGAACCCACATCAACACCATTACCACCAACAGCTGTCGGACCAACTGCTCCGCGTAACTTCAATCTTTGCGCGTTGAGCTTTGCCACTCCAGACAAAGGACCCTGAGACTTCCAAAGGTTAGGTGCCACAAGATGACCTCTATTGTGACCTCGGAGCTCCAGCTTAGATGCTGTGGCTTCCCCAATACGTAACATTATGGTAGACCATGCCGTTACTTCAGAGTCCATTTCCACAAACTGCTCACAGAACACTCCACATGGACCAATAAAGGATTTTTCCTTGTTGATTTCCAGACCCAGTTCTTTGAGAATCTGTTCATATCTCCTTATCTGATCCATCGTCCATAGTGCGATCAAATCGTCTCCACAAATCTTAAACGACTGAGCGTTGTTTGAGGCTTTTATTGCTGCATAGGCTTGTAGCATTGAAAGGGATATCCAGCCGACTCCTAGACCCATGTGCGTACCTCTTTTTGTGCGCTGCTTGGTATCGTTCCACTCAACATTCTGTTCACCAACCAGGATAGGGATGACTCGTTTCATCCAGTCCGGTAGGTTCGCGTGTTCAGCGAGTGTGAGCAACACCACAGCTGCCAATTCATGGGACTGGTAGTCAGTTGCCTTCGTCAAATCTGCAGAGTACAACATGCAGCCTGATGACTGTGATTCTAGACGAATTGAGCGACCTCTCAATGATTCCTTCGTGAACGTGAACTCCTTGAGCATCGGCATGAGTGCCTTGGTGATGACTTTGGACGCGTATACAACTTCTGCTTCATGAATGGTAGCAATGCGAATCTTTCCACCCATCTCTGGGACCCTTACGGGCTTCAAAGTGGGGACATTGAGTACGCGTTTGCTGCCAACACTCGGCTTTCCGGATTCGGGGAAGTGTGCATCAAAAAGCCTAACGGGGTAGTAATCCTGGTAGACACTATTGAAAATCTCTTCTTCTTCTGTAAGGTTGGGTGTTTCTTGAGGCGGGTTCGGGGGTGTTTCGACACTCTCAGTTGTATCACAGTCTGAGTCGTCCATAGGTATCAGTGCTCTTGCGCCTAGCTGACCTTGCATGCTTAGTAGTTGCATCTGTGGAACAGTCATCTGTTCTCCATCGCCACTTTCAGGTATGTATGTCGGCAAAGGTTCCAAGTCGAGTCGCGGCGTGTGGATCATCCCGCGGTCTTTCAAAGCACGTGTGACGCCTCCATCTTTGACCTTGGCTTCGATGCAAGCTTTGAGGCCGAATGATGGTAGCATTTGGTGTTGGGTTCTTTCAATCATAGGTTGCAAACGATCCGGTCGTTGCTTCTTCCCATTGTACGTA